AGCTCCAGGATTTAGGTTATGAAGTCCAGTTTAGGGAGCTTGTGGCAGCAGATTACGGAGCGCCAACCATGAGAAAGAGATTCTTTATGGTTGCAAGATGTGACAAGAGACCTATTATATGGCCAGAGCCTACACATGCACCGGCAGACAGCGAAGCTGTGAAAAAGGGATTGCTAAAACCTTATATTGGAGCATATACGCAGATAGATTTTAGCAGGCCATGCCCCAGTATCTTTGATACATCTGAACAGATAAAGGAGAAATATGGAATAAAAGCGGTAAGACCATTAGCACCTAAGACAATGGAGAGGATCGCAAGAGGTTTGAAGAAATTTGTTTTAGATAACCCAGAGCCTTTTATTGTTCAGTGTAATCATGGTGGAGACAGAAGATAGCTGGATACTAAAGAACCATTGCCAACAATTACAGGTAAACATGGATATGGAATTGTAGAGCCAACGCTTACACCGATTATCGATAAGGCATATGGTGGTAATTATCAAGGCAGTGGTAGCAGAGTCGATAAACCAATAGACACAATCACTACAGTAGATCATAACAGGCTGGTGGTGCCAACGCTAATCCAGTACCATTCCGAGACAGCACAAGGAGAAGTAAGAGGGCAGACTATTAGAAATCCAATCATGACTGTGGATGGTTCAAACCGGTACGGACTGGTTACATCATTTTTGAGCAAATTTTATAAAAGCGGCACAGGACAGGATTTAAGAGAACCATTACATACCATAACCACATCACCAGGGCATTTTGGAGAAGTCAGAGCGTTTTTAATTAAATATTACGGGGATGCAACAGGGCAGGATATAGAGCAACCACTTGATACAGTTACAACAAAGGATAGATTTGGTTTGGTAACGATAGAAGGTGTGGATTATCAAATTGTAGATATTGGTTTGCGAATGTTGGAACCTAGAGAACTGTATGGATGCCAGGGATTTCCGGCAGATTACATAATTGACCGCGATTATACAGGCAAGACATATCCAAGAGCTGAGCAGGTTAAGAGATGTGGCAATTCTGTTAGTCCAATGGTACCTAATGCACTGGTAAGAGCTAATCTTAAAGAATTATGCATAGCACAGAGAATGCCTAACTGCAGTATAAACGAGGAAAAGACAGGACAATTAAGATTTGCCTAATAAAATAATAAGGAGAATGATTATGATTAAATGTGATAAAGGAAGAATCAAAATGGAGGGAACACCCGCACTATTAACAGCAGAATTAGGAGTAATAACAAGGGAAGTGTATAAAGGCATGATTAGAGCAGGACTCTCGGAGAATTTTGCTAAGAGCAAAATAGAGCATATGCAGGAAATTGCCCTGATGACGGATGAAGAATTTGAAAAAGAGAAGGAGAAGACTTTGGATGAAAAAGCAGAGAAACTTGCAGATATGATACTAAAAAGCATGGGTATATGGAGGTAGTATGGCAGCAGAAAGAAGGAATAGATAATGCGGAAAACTATTCCTAAAAAGATTAGAAAGATTGTGTATCAAAAATATAATGGTCACTGTGCATATTGTGGTTGCGAGATACCGGAAAAAGGATTTAATGTAGACCATCTGCATTGTTTAAGAAATTATGAGTATGACGAGGACATAGATGTTCACGATGTAAGCAATATGATGCCAGCTTGCGGCTCCTGCAATCGATATAAGTCAACGATGGATTTAGAGACATTTAGAGAGCAATTACAGAAAATACCAGACAGGCTGAAAAGGGATGTGTGTACTTACAATATAGCCACGCGGTTTGGTATGGTACAAGAAAAACGAGAGCCAATAAAATTTTACTTTGAAAAAGTGAATGAAACAGGAACGACAGAAGTACACAAAGACAAGGATTTCAAGTCTGAGTACATAATTTTAAAAAATAAAATTAAGACAAAACAGTGCAGCATAGAATATGCTCAGGGATATTTGTATTGCTTAATAAATATGTGTGTTAATGATGACAATCTCTATGATGAATATTCAAGAGCAATAGATGACATAGGAGAGGTAATTATATGTGGAAAATAACAAAGAAAGACGGTAGTACAGTAGAGATAGAAAGAGATAACAGCCTCGTAATATGCATAAATGAGCTTAACAACGAATCAGATCTTGATGAGATACTTAAGATTGAGAGGTGCGAAGATTTCACGGAGATGACTTGTGAGCACTGCTCCAAGAGTGTGGTAACAGAATATACATGTAACAATAAGACAATTATAAAGAACAACATGCCGACAGAAGATTATTTTTGGTGTGATGGAGAGAGGTTTGTCGAGAGGAAACATGAATAAGTTACTTGAACCTATAAAGGAGTTAGATATGACTTATAAAAAGTTGTTGAAAGAAGCTAAAAAGCATATACGAACAAGAATTATTGATTACAAGCCTGCTAGTAGTATACATATAGCTGGAATAAATGATAATAGCCAGATACCAAATGCGATCGCATGCTGGCTTAAAGACGGTTCACAGATAATATATATTAGCGGCAAAACAGGAGGGAAAATGAGACTGATTGATGCGGACAATCTGAATTTTAAAGGGCAAAAGTACAACAAAAGTCAGATAAAAGCAATACTGGATTTTATCGATAAACAGCCAACAGCCTATGATGTTAATAAGGTTGTGAAACAATTAAAAGAAAGAAGCAAAGAGTTTAATTCTGGTTTGAGGTTGCATGGAAAACCGGAAGATATTCTTACTGATGAAGCAATCGAGATAGTAAAGGCAGGTGGTTTATAATGCTAACATTGCCAATTCAGAAGAAATGGTATGATATGATTCTTTCAGGAGAGAAGAAAGAAGAGTATCGGGAAATAAAACAATATTACGAAACAAGATTCCAGAATCTGTTCGGAGCCATAACCATACATCCATTATATCCACCAGACAATTTCTTAGATAGAAGCGAATTTGAGTTATTGCAAGGAGAGGCAGTACCAGAGGAGATAAGGAAAGACAGGGTTCAGGAGATTATTTTTCGTAATGGTTATTCCAAGAATTCTAAAGCAATAAAAGCAAGATGTAGATTATGGATTGGAAAAGGTAGACCAAAGTGGGGCGCTTCGCCAGACAAACAGTATTATGTTTTAGAAATCCTGAATGTTGAAGAACTGGCAGCAGATAAGACTATATTACAGAAGGTAGGTGATGAATAACTTGAACGATATCAAAAAATTATTAAAACAATATCCTGATTTGATAAAAGAACAGGAAGACTTACAGCGGGAAATCACACAGATCCAAAAGGACCTTGACAATATGACACGTAAGGGAGGCTACACAGAAAGAGATAGTGTATCTGGTGGTAACGGAGGCAAGCAGCATTATGTTATAGAGGGATTTCCACATAAGATATACTCTGAGAGGAAAACAAAGCTGCAGATGAAGCAGTTAAAAAAGGAGCAGATTGATAATATTCTTAAGCGGATTAAAGAGTTAATAGAGAAAGAACCTAATGTGAGAATGAGACGCATGATGCGTCTTAAGTACACTGACAAAATGACATGGTATCAGGTGGCTATGCATATGGGGAAGAATTGTACTGCGGAAAGCTGTAGAAAAGAAATGGAAAGGTATTTAAAAAAATAATCTTTGTCCGTTTTGTCCGCTTTAAGTGTGTTAGTATTTAGTTTGGAATCGATATCAAACGATTTGATAAGACCTTCCCCCAATATTTATCGAGAAAACTCCGGCAGCAGGCTTGTGAAGAAATTCACTGGCAGCAGTCGGAGTTTTTGAATGGAGGTGAATGCATGCCAAATGCACCAAACTATGAACAGGCGCAACTTGACTATATATCCGGCATGAAATATAAGGAACTGGCACAGAAGTATGGTGTAAGTATTAATACTATAAAAAGCTGGAAAACAAGGTATGGATGGACGAAAGCCAATAAAAGTGTACATGCGAAAAAGTGTGCACACAAAACTGAAAAAGTATGCACACAAAAAATGAAGCTGTTGTGAATGATGTTCAGATGGTAGAAGACAATACCAATTTGACTGAGAAACAACGGCTTTTTTGTTTGTATTTTGTTAGATGCTTTAATGCTACAAGAGCATATTTAAAGGCATATAACTGTTCTTACAGTACGGCGGCAGTAGAGGGTTGCAGATTACTAAAGAATCCTAAGATTAAAGAAATGATAGATATTCTTAAAAAAGAACGGATAACAAGAGAGTATTTAACTCAGGAAGATATATTCCAGAAGTATATGGATATAGCGTTCTCAGATATTGGGGATTATGTAACATTTGGAAAGAAAAGGGTCCCTATGTGGGTTAAGAAGGATGGAAGGGACATTCCTATTATAGATCCTAACACGGGAAAGCAAAAAATAAATGAATATTCTTATGTTGATTTGAAAGAATCCGATTACACGGATACAAGTATATTGGCGGAAATATCAGAGGGACAGAATGGAATAAAAATTAAGATGTATGACCAGTTAAAAGCGCTTGATTGGCTCGCGGCACATATGGATATGGCCACAGCGGAGCAGAAAGCAAAAATTGACCTGTTAAATGCACAAAGAGATAAGCTGCAGCACAAGGAAGATGATGGAGAAGATGAAAGCGTGGTGATTATTAACGATGTCTGAAATAAGGATAAGTGATTTGATAATACCTAAATACCAGCCATTATTTAATAATCGGAGTATTAAGCATATCATTCTTACATCTGGCCGAGCTGGAACGAAATCCAGCTTCGCAGCGATAAGGGGAGATTACCAGATTGTTTCTTCGGAAAAGGGTTCGGTTGTAGTGCTTAGAAAGCATCACAATAAGCTTAGAAAGACCGTGTATAAGGAGATGCTTAGAGGAATTAGCCGATTAAAAGTACCTAAGAGCAAGTTCCATATAACCAAGAGTCCCATGGAGATTAAATATTTAAAAAATGGGAATACGATGTATTTTGCAGGCTCGGACGGTATCGACGATACCAAAGGTATTATAGACGAGGATAGGCCTATAAAACTGGTAATTATCGATGAAGCTACAGAATTCTTTGATGATGGAGATGGAGAAGATGAGCTTTTAAACATAGAAGCGACATTTGCCAGAGGAAATAATGGCGGCTTTCAAATGATATATCTATACAATCCACCCAAGAATCCCAATGCTCCAATCGTAGAGTGGTGTAAAAAGATGGAGAAGCGTCCAGATTGTGTGCATATTCACACGACATACAAAGATGTTCCTCCAGAGTGGGTAGGAAAGGACCTTATAGAGACAGCGGAGACGTTAAAAAAATCTGATGAAAAACAATATCGTTGGGTGTGGCTGGGAGAGAGTACCGGAATAGATGAAATCATATATTACATGTTTAACCCCAACATGATAGTTGAGCCGCCAAGAGCTGTTTATCCGGTTGCAATCGGAGTGGATTATGGACAGATGAACGCAACAACCTATGAGGCATGGGGGGTGGATGTTGCAAAGAAAAAATTCAGAGGGCTTAAAGAATACTATTATTCTGGAAGAGATGAAGGTAAACAGAAATCCCCATCAGAGTATGCGGCAGACTTTAAAGAATACTTTGAAGAACTGCAGAAAGAATATGGAATAGCGACAGCCATTGTGTATATAGATCCTTCCGCCAAAGGTCTCGCGGAAGAAATCAAGCGTAAGTGCCCAGCTGTAAAGATAGTAGATGCTCAAAATGATGTTGCGTTAGGGATATCAAGAACACAAAAAATAATGACATATGGGGTGCTGGAGGTATCTCCAACACAGGAGAATCTTACGCGGGAAGCTGGTACATACGAATATGATGCCAAATCAATTGAACAGGGGAAAGAAGTACCAGTGAAGATAAATGATCACTGCATGGATGCTATGCGTTATGCGGTTATGGGAATGTGGAAGTATCTTAAGTACTTTTTACCTATAGCAGAACAGGAAGAGGAGGACTAAATGATAATAACAAAATTTTTACAGAAATATGGTTACGATACAATAGATACAGGGTTTTACAGCAAAATAGAAGAATGGAAAAGTTGGTACAAATCTAATGTAAGGAGATTTCACTCATATAGGATATATTCCGGTGAGAAGTATATTAATTGCAAAAGAGGGGCTATGGGAATGGCTAAGAAGCTTAGTGAAGATATGGCTGACCTTCTGCTTAATGAGCATGTAGCAATAACGATAAATGATGAGCATACAAGTGAATATGTTAAAGATGTTCTTAAGAAAAATAACTGGCAGGTGCTGGGGAATACATATCAGGAGAAGAAGGCTGCATTAGGGACTGTGGCATATGTGCCATATATAACGAATGCAATGGCGAATGAAGAAACAGGAGAACTTATTGCAGGACATGGAGAAGTAAAAATTGATTATGTGGCAGCAGATAATATATATCCCCTTAGTTGGAGCAATGACTACATAGAAGAATGCGCTTTCGTGTTTCCTAAGACATATAAGACAAAGGAATATGCTGTTATACAGATACATGCTATAGAGAATGGAGAGTATGTAATACATAACCACGTTGTAGAGGCAACAAAGGGAGCTGGCACAGAAGTAGAGCAGGCGCTATGGAAAGGCATGGCACCGTTCCAAAACTTGACCCCTGTTATACATACTGGCAGTAGTAAGCGGCAATTTGTGATAGACAAGCTCAATGTGGCCAATAACTTTGATGAAGATAATCCTATGGGGATTGCGATATATGCAAATGCAATAGACCAGTTAAAGGGGTGTGACACAGCGTATGACAGTTATGTCAATGAATTTGTACTCGGAAAGAAGCGAATATATGTAAGCCATGATGTTATGCAGGAAACAATTGGCGGAAACAAGCAATTTGATCCAGACGATGTTGTGTTCTATAAATTGCCAGAAGAGAATATGGACGACAAAAAGCCTATTGTTGAAAGCAATATGGAGATAAGGGCGGAAGCTCACAATAAAGGTATTAATGATTTTCTCAATATTCTTTCTGTAAAGACAGGTTTTGGTACAGAACACTATAAATTTGAGAATGGCAATATAACCACAGCAACACAGGTAATATCTGAGAATAGCGATATGTACAGAACAATTAAGAAACATGAAATTATCCTGAACAATGTTATTACAGAGCTTATATCGATAATATGCCGGCTTGGTAACAGTATAGGAGCAGGAGTAAATGAAGAGGCAGAGGTAAACATAGATTTTGATGATTCTATAATTGAGGATAAAGACACAATCCGCAAAGAAGACAGAAATGATGTATCTATGGGTGTAATGTCTCTGGCAGAATATAGATCTAAATACTACGGGGAAACGCTGGAAGAGGCACAGAAGAAACTTCCAGAGCAGGAAACAGTATTGGAGTGATAACATATGGCATTGACGCAGGAAGAAATGGAACAGATGCCTAAGCCAATAGAGCAGGCATTTTCAGACTTAGAGCTTAAGATACTGGAAGATATTGTTGCCAGGATAAAAGAAAATAATATGATAACAGCAACGGCAGAATATGATATCTTCCAGCTTGTAAAGATGGGCGAAAGTGAAAAAATGATAAAGAGGTATGTTGAAAAGACATTAAAGCTTACATACTCTGAAATTGAAGATATATTTGGTGATGTATTTGAGAGAGGGTATAACAGGGATAGTAATTTATATAAAGCTGTTGGAGCTGGTTTTGTTGCGTACAAAGACAACAAACAGCTCCAACAGTTTATAGGGGCAATAAAGGACCAGACAAAGGGGACATATAAGAATATTACTAATACAATGGGCTTTGTGCGCCAGAGGGAAGGCGTTAAGACATGGGTACCTCTAACTAAGTATTATAAAGATACCTTAAGCCGTGCAGTATTTGAAATAACCAGTGGAGCATTCAGCTATAGTCAGGTTATTAAGCGTACTATAAATGAGATGACCAACTCTGGAATACGAACAATAGACTATGCAAGTGGAAGAACCAGTCGTATAGAGGTTGCAGCGAGACGTGCCATAATGACAGCCGTTACACAGGTTACAGCAAAGGTAACAGAGCAGAATATGGCCAAGCTTCACACGGATTATGTAGAAGTAAGCTGGCACGAGACCGCCAGACCTACACATCAGGTATGGCAGGGACGTGTCTTTAAGTGGAACAGGGGAAATGAAGTAAATGGCAAAAATGTAGATGCGGATAATCAGGGAAATTATGAAGGCTCATATATTGATTTATCTGATAAATATACTAATAAAGTTAGTACACATACAGGGGAAATTGAAGAATTACAAGAATATACTACAAATGGAGTAACATATAAAGTTGATAATATAAATGTTAAACAGAATAATTCTTTAAGAGAATTGCAAATTGCAGAAATATTAAGTTCACAATTAGGGGAAAAGGTAAATCTTGTTCCTGAAATTTGCGGAATATATAAAAATGTACATGCACCAGACTATTTAATAGCAGGAGAAAGATGGGATTTAAAAGAATTAAAGAATGGTACAAGCAAAAATTTAATTAGAGATATAGTTCATAAAAAGAGGGAACAAGCTGAAAATTTTATTTTTGATATAACAAACAGTAAATTAAGTGATGAAGAAATCTTTGAGCAGGCAGAAGGTGTATTTACAAAATATTATAATACAAAACATGCTGAAAGAGTAGTGATTGTTAAAGGAGATAAGATTGTAAAGTATCTACAAAAAAATAGAGAAATCTAACGCACCCCCAGTGGAGTTTGTGAGATTTCTCTAAAGATAAGATATCTTACTTATATTATATCCAAAATCAAGAAAATATCAACACTTAATGAAATGATTTTACCCAAGTTGCACCAGTGCAACGGAAAGGAGATAAAGTGGCAGCAGAAGAATATCCGGATTTTGTACAAACAACAGGGTATGGCGTAGACCCTCTGGGGTTATGTGGCATTAACTGTTATCATCATTTTTGGGCTTTCATTCCGGGTGTGTCTGTAAGACTCTATACAGATAAACAACTAAATGAAATGAACGCTAAAGAAAACAGAAAAAGAGAGTACAATGGCAAGGAATATACTACATACGAGATAACGCAGAGAATGAGACAGCTCGAAGCACTAATGAGAAAACAGAGAATGGATATACACCTGTTAAAACAGTCAGGAGCAGAACAGGAACAGATAAAGGCGGCAAGGGCACAATATAGAAAGACCAGCGCTGAATATACAGATTTTGCGGCAGAAATGGGAATGAAAGAGAGAAGAGACAGAGTAACAGTAGATGGTCTTGGAAGGGTGTAATATGATATTGATACAGATGTATGATAATGGATTTATAATAGATGGACATGCGGGATATGCTGAACCTGGAAAGGATATTGTGTGTGCTGCAGTATCAGCTATAAGTCAGACGTGTGTTATGAGTATAGAGAATTTAACTAAAAATGAGTGCATATGCAGGCAGGAAAACGGATATATGGAATTGAAATGTAAGAATCCAGATGTGGATACAATCCTGTTATTAAGGGCGTTTGAGACAGGTGCAAGGGCAATTTCTGAAAATTATAAAAAGTTTGTCCGTTTTGTCCGCTTCAGGTGTGTTAATCTTTAAAATGAAAAAAATATATCGAAATCAAGGCGAGGTCAAAAATGACCGCGCCTTTTTTCGTGCCGAAACGTGAGAGGCATTAAACACGGAACAACAGGAGGTTTTCTATGAAAAGAAAATTAAACTTACAGCTCTTTGGTGACGGCGACGGAGAGAGAACATCTGGAACAGCCGGGAAAGAAACACATGGTAGCTACAGCTTTGAACAGGCAGAAGAGATTGCATCTGCAAGAGCAGAGAGAGCGGAAAAAGCAGCACTCTCGAACTTCTTTACACAGCAGGGCATGTCTAGACAGGAAGCAGAAGAGGCATTTAAGGATTACAAGGCAAAGAAGGAAGCTTCAAAGCCTAATGTAAGTGCTTTGGAAAGAGAAAGAGACGAGGCCAAGTCAAAACTTGCAGCCTTGGAAAATCAGAACCTTTTACGACAGAAGAAAGTAAAAGAAGATGATTTGGATTATGTAACATTTAAGGTCAACAAGATGGTTGACGATAAGACAGATTTTAATGCGGCAGCAGATAAGTTCTTAAAGGATAATCCAAGATTTAAAGAACAGCAGGCAGGTGTACGAGTATCTACTGGTGTATCTGGAAATGGAAATACTGATACAAGAACTGACAATGAGAAGATTAATGATTCCTTAAAAGCTGCATTTAAGAGAAACTGGAGGTAAAGATGAACAGAAATAGTAGATTAAATTTACAGAGATTCGCTGAAGGAAACATGGTAAGCAGGGAAAATGCTGAGACGCTTATTCCGGAGCAGGCAAGTAAAGAAATTATGCAGGGGGCTGTTGAAGGTTCGACAGTGTTACAGTTAGGAAGAAGGCTTCCTAATATGACAAGCAATAAAACATCTATGCCGGTATTGGATATGCTTCCGTTAGCATATTTTGTTAACGGTGAGCCAGGGGTGAAAAAAACGACAAGAGCAGCATGGGAAAAAAAGATAATATATGCAGAAGAGATAGCAGTTATTGTACCAATTCCGGAAGCTGTTCTCGACGATTCTGAGTATGATCTTTGGGAAGAAATTAAACCACGTATTGCAGAAGCATTTGCAAATAAAATCGATGGCGCAATTCTTTTTGGTGAAGACAAGCCGACCAAGTGGAGAGATGATGTTGTTACTACAGCAAAGGCTGCAAAGGCAGAGAAAAAATTAACAAGTGATCTCTATGCAGATATTATGGATGAGGAAGGTGTAATTGCATGTATTGAGAATTCGGGATATCTTCCTAATGGACATATTGCTGATGTGACAATGAGAGCTAAGTTGAGAGGCCTTGTTGATAAGAACGGACATCCACTTTTTAAAGCAGATATGCAGGGAGCAACTCAGTATGTACTTGATGGAAACCCTATGAATTTCCCATTAAATGGAGCTTTTGATGCAACTAAAGCACTTATGATTTGCGGAGATTTTAAACAGTTAGTATTTTCTATTCGACAGGATATTACATACAAGATTTTTACAGAAGGTGTTATTCAGGATCCTGCAACAGGCGAGATTGTGTATAACCTTATGCAGAATGATATGGTTGCCTTAAGAGCCGTTATGAGACTTGGCTGGGAGATACCAAACCCTGTAAACCTTAAAGAGAAGGATAAGACAAAGAGATGTCCGTTCTCTGTTCTTTTGCCAAGTGCTTAATATAGGAGGTGCTAATGAGATACGCAGAATATAGTTATTATACAGATAACTACCTGTCAGGCAGGACGGCGCTTATTAGCGCCTCCGATTTTGATTATTATGCGGAACAGGCTGGAATATGGCTTAGCCATTACACATATGGGAACATTGAAAATGTGAAGGATATTCCAGATAAAGTGAAGCAGTGTACATGTGCTATTGCTGAAAAGATGTGCAGATATGATAAGACAACAGAGACACAGGGGATAACATCTGAGAAAGTTGGTGATTATTCTGTGTCATACGAAAGTCGCACTACACAGAAAGAAGCATTAAAAACTGATATTAAGGAACTTGTTAATATGTATTTGTCTAACACAGGCTTATTAAGCCGTGTGATGTCAGGAGGATGTACCCATGAAATATAAGATAACAGCCCCACAAAAAACAAATGAGATTCTATATGGAATAGAGTTTAGAAATGGAGTGGGATATAGCAACAATGATTATGTTGTTTCCGTTTTAAAAGAAAGCGGATATGTGGTTGAAGAATTAAAGCCGGCCAAGAAAAAGGAGACGGAAGATGTACACTAATTCAGATATGACGTTGTATTCGTTTACAAATAATGGATATGAAAGACATTACATTGAAAAGGTGTTCTGGCAGGATAGTATACAGAAGAACACAAGCAAGGAAGGCTCAAGCGGAGCAGATGAAGTGTATATATGTATACCGGAAACAGACAATATGGTATTTACTGTTCGCAAGGATATTGTTGTTAAAGGTAAATGTGAACTTGAGTTTGATAATACAAGCGACAAGGACATATCTGACAGCCTTAAGCAGCTAAAGAAACTTACAAGAGTATATGAGATTACTAAGGCTGCAGATAAGCGCTATGGAAGTAGAAATATGCAGCATTATGAACTGAATTGCAGGTGATAATATGAAATTTGAGTGCAAAGGCAATTTTAAGGCTACATTAAAGGACTTCCCAAATAAAAGAAAAGGACTTCAAAAAGGAGGCCCTGTGCAAACTTTTATTGATAATGAAGTTATGAAACAGATGTCGCCTATGATGCCAAGAGATGAAGGACATATGATCCAGAGTATGATAACCAGTACGGTTATAGGTTCTGGTGTAATTAATGTTGATACACCTTATGCACGTTTCCAGCACGAAGGTAAAGTGATGATATATGAACCTACAGGAAGTACATATGCACCGAAGGATGCTAAAAAGATAGTAACAGCAAGAGACCTACAATATCAGGGTGCACCAACAAGAGGAGCTTTTTATTTCGAGAGAATGAAAAAAGCCAAGAAAGACCAGATACTGAAAGGAGCACAGGCATTAGCCAACAAACTATGACAGTATTAGAAGCAGCTAAAGAAATAATAATGAACTATCCAAGGATAGATGAATTTACCAACAATATTCATTATGACTTTTCGGATAATACTGAAGGAGAAACCGGACTCTTTGTAACAGGAGACAGTAAGATAAAGGAAGATGTGCTTGGAGGACAGGTAAGACAGATGGATATGATTATGTATTCAACCTGTCAGGCGTCTTCTGATTATGACAGATTAAGTAATAGTACATTCCTTGATGAACTGGCTTTCTACCTTGAGCATGTAGAAGAAAATGAGTATGAGATTACTAAAGGTGACGGGCATGAGCTGTATCACGGCCATATTAAGAATATGAACTGTGCCAACGCAATGCTTGTAACTTATCTGAATGATGAAGTAACGGGACCGGTAAGGTATCAATTGCAGATAATTATTCAGTATACATTAGATTCATAGGAGGTAATTATGAACAGAAACAGAGAAATTAAGTTGCAGCTTTTTGGAAGTGAAGAGGAAGCTAAAACAGGAATAGGTAAGCTGAAAAGAAAGCATTTAATGCATTATATTAATGCTAATTTTGGGTCAGGCGATCCTGTATGGTTTCTTATAGGAAAAGATGTAGAGGAAATGAATGTGGATCTTAATCCGGACACAGAAACCAAGAAAAACATATGGGAAGAGACATCAACTCAGGACAATGGATATGAGCCGTCTATGAGTGTTGATACATATTATGCTAATACACAGGATGCTATTTATCCGAAGCTGCTTGATATAAGCATGAACAGACTTACAGGAGATGACTGTACAACTCAGATTCTTGAAGTAGTAGTTGATACTGTAGAAGGACCGTATAAAGCATGGATAGAAGATGTTCTTGTAAAGCCACAGAGTTATGGTGGTGGAGCAGGTGCGGTTACAATTCCGTACAATATTAGTTTTAATGGAAACCGTAAGCAGGGCACAGTAACCATGGCTGATAAAGCACCAACATTTACAGCAGCGTAGGAGGTAGAGGAGAATGGAAAATCTTTCGTTTGATGAAGGTCTGAAAAGTTACAAGATAAATGGTGATTCTAATAGAATCTTACGTTTCAATCCTGGAGATATTAATATTCTTCCAAGATATAGAGAGGTTGTTGCAAACCTTGAAAAAATCTCTGAGAGTCTGCCAGAAGCTTCTATTAATCCAGATGGGAGCCCGGCAGACAATGTGGAAATAGTCTCAAAACAGATAAGCGCATTTAATGTAGAATTAAAGAAACAGCTTAATTATCTGTTTAATGCAGATGTATACGACATTCTTTTTGCTGGACAGTCTCCATTATGCAGAGTTGGCAAGGGAAAGCTTCTTGTAGAAGAGATAATCGACAAAATTGGCAGACTGATAGGAAAAGAATGTGGAGAGACTATGGATAATGTTAATCTTAAAGTTAATAGTTATACTGCTCCATACGAAAACAGACAGCAGCGCCGCAGTAAGAATAAGAAGGGTAGAAGATAACTCATGAATGGTCTTCCAAAGAAATTAAAAGTAGGTGGTAATCTGTACGCAATCAGGACAGATTACAGGGATATATTAAGAATCATACAGGCTTTTAATGATCCGGAACTTAGTGATGATGAAAAATGCTATGTTTGTATGAGAATACTATATCGAGATTATGAGAGTCTTCCACAGGACAGTATGCAGGAAGCATATGATAAAGCTGTATGGTTTATTGATTGCGGTAAGTGTTATTCAGAGGAAAAAACACAGAGTGTAAGGCTGATGGACTGGGAACATGACGAATCCTTAATTATACCGGCGATAAATAGGGTGGCTGGTAAAGAGGTTCGTATGGAATGTTATATACACTGGTGGACCTTTGTAGGCTTTTATATGGAAATAGGGGAATGTGTATTTTCAGAGGTTGTGTATATAAGGCAGAAACTAAGCAAGGGTAAGAAGCTTGAAAAGTATGAGCGCCAGTTTTATCAGGAAAATAAAGAAATGATTGATATCCCGCGGATTAAAACGCAGGAAGAAATCGAGGAAGAAAAACTTATAGAATCTATATTTGGATAGAGGGCTGATACAGTCCTCTATTTTGCATTTAAGGAGGGCGAGTGTGGCGAAAAAAGAAGAGGGCGAAGGAACCATTAGCTTTGACACTGCTATTAACCTTGACGGAATGGAGGAAGATGTCAAGGATTTAAAGAGTATGGCCAATGATATAGCCAAGTCTATAGAAAACATGGGAAGGAATATCGAGAAGGCAGTCGGAGAGATTGACACAAGCGGCGTTCAGGATGATTTGAATAGCTTATCGGATGATGCCATAAAAGCTGCAGAAGCAAGTATGAAGGTTAATGCTGCAATGGCTAAACTTGATGATGTTAATGGACCACAAGCCATAATTGCAGCGATAAAAGAATATAAGAAACAGCTGGAGGAACTGGAAGATAAGGTTGCGAGTTATTCAGACATTGAGATTGGGAAAAATTCTGAAACATACAAAGAAGATCAGGCTGCAATAGAAGAGTTAAATAAATCTATAGAGTATGCTCAAGGTGAACTTAGAGATTATTATATGCAACAGCAGGCTAGTAAGATGGCAATAGACAAGGCTAAACAGGCAGCAAAAGAAAAGGCGGCAGCAGTTAAACAGGCGGAGAAGGAAGAGGCCGATGCGGTTAAGCAGGCAGAAAAAGAACAGGCAGCAGCTGAAAAAAGGTCTATAGTAAGAAAGAAGAGGCTTGGAAGCGTTCTTAAAATGGTAGGAAGTAACATTGGTAGAACGCTTACAAAAGCTACGGGGTTAAGTGGTGCATTTAATGGTACAAATAAGGCTTCAGATAAAATGCATAAAGCCTTTGCCAAAATTGCACAATTAGCTAAAACGGCACTATTTTTCTCGGTGATAACAAAAGGACTTAATGTAATAAGAGACCAGATGGGGGGAATGCTTTCTGTAAATAAAGAGTTTTCTTCCTCATTGGCGGCGGTTAAAGGAAATTTGTTAGTAGCGTTTCAACCTGTGTATACAGCTGTTTTACCATATATTAATGCACTTATGGCAGGACTTAAAAGTATAACAAACCAGCTTGCGGTATTTACTAATACTTTATTTGGTAAGAGTGTGAGCGCCAGCAATGCGGCGGCAAAAGCGTTGAATAAGCAGGCGGCAGCCACAAAAAATGTAAAAAAACAGACACAGCTTGCATGTTCCAGTATCGACGAATTTAATATTTTGTCTTCTAACACAGATGAAAATAACAGTTCTGGGACCACGGTCACATTTGATGTACAGGATGATGCCGGGGCTGCTACATTTGCTGAAAAGGTAAAAGAAGCTTGGAATAATATTGACATGACGGACATTGGCAGAACCATAGGTGAAAAGATAACCAACTCACTTCAAAACATTGATTGGAGAACAATTCAGCAGGAAGCATCTAATATATCTATCCGATTTGCAACATTTTTTAATGGTTTAAACGATGGAATTAATTGGAATACAGTAGGGCAGACGGTTTCTAGTGGCCTTAATACGGTTTTACTTACAATAAATACATTTCTTACAAATTTCGACTTTTTGACATTCGGAAGTGATATTGGAAACGGAATAAATGCAAGTATAGCATTATTTGACTGGTCACTGTTGGGAATAACACTTGCAAATATGTTAAATGGAGCATTTGATTGGATATATGGTTTCTTATCCATATTTGACTGGTCTCAGCTGGGATTGTCTTTAGCACAGAGTATATCTGATTTTATTAATACAGTTAATTGGCAGGAACTCGGAATGGATGTGTCAGGCATAGTAATAGGTCTTGTTTCCATGCTTACAGAGTTTCTTAGAAATGTTGACTGGGCTGGTGTAGCTGATTCTGTATTTGAAGTAATAAAGGGAGTTGACTGGGGCGGAATAATACGAGGTCTGATAGAACTGATTGTTACTGCATTTCTGGCATTTGTAACATTTTTCTTTGATATAGGAAACAATATCGGAGAAATGCTGATTGAAGGATTGCAGGGGGGAATATGGAACCTGATAAAGAATATAGGTACATGGATATATAACAACATGGTTAAGCCTATTATAGATGCTGTATGTAATTTCTTTGGAATACATAGTCCATCTACTGTATTTGCCGGTTTTGGATCATTTTTAATGCAGGGTCTCATGAATGGTATAACAAATTCACTAAACTTTGTGAAAAAAGGAATTAATACTGTCGTTGACGCTGTTATAAATCCGTTTCGTTCAGTTGGAAGTACATTGCAAAAAATATTCACAAATGCTTGGAATGGTGTTACAAAATGTTTTAAAGCAACATCTTTCTCACAGATAGCGTCAAACATTGGAGAAGTGTTTAAAAGTATTATGAACCGCCTCATAAGTGGAATTAATAATGTGGTTGCTGCACCATTTAATAAACTGGATAGTGCTTTCAGTAAGCTTCGAAATGTGACAATTGTTGGTGCCAAGCCGTTTGGCTTTATTCCTAAAATACCGGTGCCTAAGATCCCGTTTTTGGCTAAAGGTGCTGTTATTCCTCCCAATAGCCCATTTACAGCTGTACTTGGAGATCAAAAACATGGAACTAACATAGAAACACCAGAAGCTTTATTAAGAAAGATTATAAAAGAGGAACTTTCAACATCAGGCGAACAGAAGGTGGCAGTGGATGTAGGCGTGGAGCTTACTGGGGAAATGGCACAATTTTTTAAAGCATTTATTAAGTGGTATAAAAAAGAAACTATTAAAACGGGTAAAGATCCAATATATGGAATATAGGAGATATTATGGGAAGATTTAAACCTAGGTTTGTTTTGGCAGGGGTAGAGTTACCCCTGCCAGATGCATATCAACAGACAATTTCAGATCTAAGTTCCAGCCAGACAGGCCGTACTTTAGATGGAAAGGCACATAAAGATGTTGTAGCAGTAAAGGACACTGTGCCGTTAAAATGGAGTAAACTTGAATGGAACAAAGCAGCTGAGATAGCCAATGCTGTGGATGGTATAGAGTACGCTGCGATGGAATATGTAGATGTAAGAGTTCCATATAAAACATGTATACGAGATATCTATGTTGGCGATAGAAAGGCGGAAATTGTAGAATGTAGCACGGATGGTAAAGTATATTGGTCGCTTGAATTTAGCAGAATTGAGGTGTAATTAATGTTAAATGTTGAAAAGAAGGGCATAGACACAGCAAAGATAGATATAACACTTGTGACAGGAGAAAAACTGTTGATAAATGCGTCTCGGATCATGGAAGATGGAATAATGATAGAAGATGTTAGCAGCGACAGCGGTACATTTAGCATAGGTTTTACATCTTGTAAAACGCTAACAGTTAATATACTTAACTATGATGAAATATACAGTATGGAAACATTAGAAGGTGCAAAGGTGATTCCATATATTATAAACAATAACAATGAGTATAAAAAGGGAGAATACACTCTGATAACGCCTACCTTTTCCAAGGGAGAACTGAAAATAGAATGTCACGATAATGTATATAAACTTGAAAAAAATATTGATTTGGAACTGTTCCATTTGCCGTGTAAATGCAAAGAAGCTTTGAAAATAGCAGCTGATGCATGTGAAATCGAATTAGGAACGGTGTCATTTACAAATGATGATATTGAAATTACTAGCCTTGAGGGGATAACAACTTACCGCCAGTTAGCAGGAGATATAATGCAGATAGCAGGAAGTGTTCTAAAAGCTAATACAGAAGGAGTTTTGAATGTATGTGATTACAAAAAGGTATTTAATGTCAAAGATACTCTTGATGGTGGTAATTTAGAAAATTATAAATCTGGAGATACAGCAGATGGCGGAAACTTTACAGACTATACTTCGGGATATAACCAGGAAGGTGGTAGTTTTGGAGACAGAGAAGATATTGTTTTTAAATACGATATAAGTGATGTTACTGTTGCGGCTAATGATACTGTTATAACTGGATTGAGTGCAACGATAGATAATACATTATATCAGGCTGGAGAGGATGGGTATGTATTAGATATTAGCGACAATAAGATAATTAATAAGGACAATATAAATACAATATTGGTTGCACTTAATGCAAAATATTCAGGATTTCGTTTTAGGCAAATAGAAGGCAAGCTAAACTCTGATTTTCGATTGGAGACTATGGATCCGGTAAGTGTTATTGATTATAAAGGTAACATATATGACTGCTATCTTACAAGCGTAACATATACCATAAGAAATAAGACAAGCATAGCTTGCAGCGGAAAAAATAAAGAAGAAAACAAAACCTCTGATAGCAATGTAGTGACTAAAATACTTGCTATAGCTGATAGTAATGCTAAAAAGGATGTAAAAGAAGAGGCCTCTATAAGAGAACAAGCAATTGCAGAACTGGCGAAAAGAATTGCAAAAGGCTCAGGGTTATATTGTACACAAGAAGAAACTTCTGGTGGGGGAATGATATATTACACGCATGATAAGCCTAATTTGAAAGACAGTACATTTATAACAAGATATACAGCTGAAGCTATAGGCTTGAGCATGGATGGAGGAAAGACATATCCGTATGGTTATACATTGACGGCGAAAATGGTTATGGATGTAATCGTTGCTAACAAAATATCTGGAGATTACATATATGGTGGGAAGATAGTGCTTGGCGGAGAGAATAATAAAAATGGAACATTAGAGCTTAAAGCGGCTAATGGGGATATAGCTGTAATTCTTAACCAAGATGGAATAAAGGCAGTTAAAGGAAAGATAGGTAATTTGGAGATTATTGAAAATGGTTTTTTGGTCGGAAGCAAGAACAGTGGTATAAGCATAGAACTAAACGAAACTGAAAGCGAATGTAAAATTGAAGCATATGCGTTAGGAGAACCAGCAAAAGGCGCATCCATTAAAATAAAGAGAAATGGTATTTATGTAAGTGCCAATGGAATTGTCCAAATAGAAGGAGGTGCAGCTGGAATAAGCCTTAAAGGAGATGTATATGTAAATGGAAAAGAATTAAGTGTGTAAAGGAGTACTGTATGGGAATATATGTAAGAAGAGGAATGGAAAAGGATTTTGATCCCGAAAAAATGAAACCAGGTGAATGGGCTGTTAGCATAGATTCTGATAGAAGAAATCAGAAGATATGGATGTGTTTTGCACCAGGAGTCGTTAAGAGAATGGGAACATATGAAGATTTTGAGGATCAGATACAGGATGCTACAGATGCCATTAAGCAACAGTACTTAATGGCGTTCAATGAAATATTAACACAGATAGAAGCAGATAAAAACACTGCGGCGGAAGAGTATTCCTATGTTGTTAATTTTAAAAATGCGTTGGATAAAACATATATGCCAAATATAAAAAAGTCTGTTAATGCGGCGGCAAGTAGTGCGAAAGCGGCGGCGACATCGGAGAGCAATGCAGGCACATATAAGAATAGTGCAGCTTCCAGTGCCACGGCAGCAGCTTCCAGTGCGAAAGCGGCGGCAACATCGGAGAGCAATGCAGGCACATATAAGAATAGTGCAGCTTCTAGCGCTACGGCAGCAGCTTCCAGTGCGAAAGCGGCGGCGACATCGGAGAGCAATGCAGGCACATATAAGAATAGTGCAGCTTCCAGTGCCACGGCAGCAGCTTCCAGTGCGAAAGCAGCAGCAACATCTGAAAGTAATGCAAATACATATAAGAATAGTGCATCTTCTAGTGCCAGTACAGCAGAAAGCGCAAAAACAGCGGCAGAAACATACAAGAATAATGCACAAACATATATGAATAACGCCAAGAATTATATGGACGCGGCAAAAACAGCGGCGGCTTCCATTACAGGGGCATTGAAGCCTAAAGGAACAGTTACATTTGCTAATCTTCCCAATATAAATAATGTCGAATCTGGTGCAATGTATAACATTAGTACAGCTTTTACCTCGAACAGTATATTTAAAGATGGCGGGAATATCACATATCCTGCGGGAACAAATGTGTATAAGACAGAAGATGGTATGTGGGATTGCTTAGGAGGAGAACTAAGCGACTATCTAATGAAAGCAGATGTTGATATAGCTGTTGAGGAAGCAATGCCAGATTACACGGCAAGCTCAAGTTTACAGGAATTAGTGGCCGGAGAGAGTATTAAATCTGCGCTTGGAAAGATAAAAACGGCTGTTAAAAATGTGATATCCTTGGTTAAGCTACTGGGAACAACCGATATTAGCAAGATTGGCAATGGAACTGTAACAGGAGCAATAAGTACGCAAGCATCATTAATAACTGCACTAAACTCCAATTTTTCTGAGTTGATAAAAATAAAAATGTATAATACTCAAACCGATAATATTTATGAATATTTTGATGCTATTGAGGGTTACTCGCCAATAGCAGTAATATATGGACATCCTTCTGATAATATTCACTGTATTGGTTTTAATAAAGATAATTGGGTAGATGGCTCAACGGGAAATTATGTTGCATGGTTTTCAGATAAAGTCGGTAATGGTTCAAAATATATCGTTATTTATATCAAAATTAATTAGCCAAAATCCACCCAATTACTCCATTGACCATTCTTATAATAACGAGTTTCGCTTGAAGAATATATGCCTTCTACTGAGCAAAAGTTGAAATTGTAATCAGAAGACATATTTCTTGTTGGTAATAAATAATAAGATTTTAAATATGTTTCTTATGACGGTAGGGAAGCCAGCCAAACAGATTACTACGGGAGATATTAGATATTACCTGGCAAGATATATGGCAGATAGGAAGGTAGAGAAGATCACTCTGGACAACCAGAGGCGGGCACTCTCTGCCTTTTTTAATGATATTACTGTTTTGTGAACATATATCTGAAAAATAAGAAAATCCATAAACATGGCCATAAGTGGTTATGTTTATTTGTTATACACATTTTACCAGTCTTGGGACTGGCTTTTAATACTATAGGAGGTATTTAAGATGTATTATGATGATTCTTAACCAGAACATATTACAAGAGAAAAATTGAAGTTGCACCAGTGCAACAGAAAGGATATTGACTTATGGAAAAATTAAAAGTAATTGTAACAGCGGTGTGGAGCATTATATTAAGTGCCCTGGGAATTCTGGCAATTCCAGTATTATTATTGGTAACATGTAATCTAATAGATTATTTCACAGGTATTGCGGCTTCTAAATTTAGAAAGCAGCAGATAGATAGTTATAAAGGAATAAGAGGGATTGCAAAGAAAATATGTATGTGGCTTTTGGTGGGAGTTGGTGTGATAGTAGACCAGCTCCTTTCTTATTCTGCAGGTGTTATTGGAATAACATTGCCGTTTACATTTTTAGTGGCTTGTGTTGTGGCAATATGGCTGATCTGTAACGAAATTATAAGTATATTGGAAAACATCAATGATATCGGTGTAACACTTCCTCCGTTTTTACAGCCTATTGTTAAGAATTTAAAGAGTCAGGTAGAACAGAAAACAACAATTGATAATCAGGAGGATAAATAATATGAGAACATTTCCAACAATTAATACAAGATATGAACATGTAAACAATTTCATCAATACACTTGCGCCTGTGGTGTGCAATGCATGGGTTAAGTATAGAAGAGAAGGAAAGAAGACGATTAGTCCGGCTGTTATTTTAGCACAGGCCGCTAAAGAATCTGGCTGGAACTTAGATGCAAGCACGCTCTTTGGAATCAAGGGCACAGACATCACATGTGATACAACAGAGTTTATTAACGGTACATATGTTAATATTAAAGCTGGATTTGCAAAATATCCTAACACAATGGGAGCTGTATATGGATATTTGGATTTAATGCAGTGGGATAATTATAATGATGCTACATCTGCTAATACGGTTGAAGGTGAGTTATATGGTCTTACAAATGCTGTCAATAATACGGATAGAGATGCAGATGATAACTGGGTTGGCTATAATTATGCTACAGCTCCAGATTACTATGAAACAACACTTGCGATTATCAATGATTTTGGACTTAGAGTGTTCAATGATTATGTTTGGAGTGTGGTTAATGATTCAGAAGATGAAGAAAACATTGAGCAGCCATCACAGGAGCTTGACGAAGATGTAATTGATGCAATTTATCGCGGAGAATATGGCAATGATCCAGAGAGAAGACAGAATCTTGAGGCTGCAGGCTACAACTATGCAGATTATCAGGCGGCCATGGAAGCTAAGTATTATCCTAAAGATAATACACCAGCAGAAAGTGAGGAAGAGCCGGAAGAGGAAACATCGCAGGATGCAGAAGAAAGAGTGGCAGTTGTAGAACCAGGAGGAAGTTTCTGCCAGATTGCAAGAGATTACCTTGGAGATGAAGGCAGAGCAGCAGAACTTGCAGAATATAATGGAATGAGTATAGATACACCGCTTTATGCAGGTATGGAGTTAAGACTTCCCAACTAA